GGAATATTTTCTATTTTTTCTTTTGTTTTCTTTATGAATAACTCTACTTGCAACTGAAAACGCAATAAGAAATCCTATTACGGTCAAAGTAGTGCCTGCAAAAAACATTATTAATCCGTGTTCCCAAGTCATCTTATATATTTACTCCACATTTTATCTAGTGTATAATACCATACACCATTTATTGTTGGTTCAACCAATGCAACAATACCTGCCTCAAAAAGACTAGCGCCTGTAACCACACTCACAACACTCATTGCAATAATAATATGCCCACAAGTATATATCAATGCTCTACCAGCACTAGTCTTTGCTATTACTTTAAATATTCCGTTAGTAAATTCTGTCATTACGAAATATTAAAGTCTTTTAAGTTTCTAGCTTTGTCATCTTTAGCAATCATAGCTTTTTTAAGTTTTTTAGACTCTTCAATATGATCTGCTCTATCTTTGCCTAAATCTTTTAGAAACTTGTTATACATAGTTTCATTTTTCATAGCAAAAATGAAAGCACTTCTTGTAAACGCCGCTAAGTTATCAGGTTTTACCTGAATAGTACCGTTCGTTTGTATCTTACGCATAAAATCATTAATAGATTTTTCTAACTTTTTAGCTTTCTCACCAAATATAGCTTTTCTCATAATATAATTACCTCACTCTCAAATTTATTGGCAAGGGCGCCTAAGCGCCCTAACCTGTCATTTAAATTATGCTGAATAAGCAACTTGCTTACCAAACACTTTGTTCATACCAGCGATCAAAATTGCTTTTGAAGGCGTACCAACTCTATAAGAAACACCGTTAGATGATCTGTTTTCGTAAATCATCATACCTTCGTTTCTTAATTTTCCAACCATTGCAGCTGGAGATTGTAGGTCAAATTTGTTCCTTAGAGTTTTCCAAGTAACATCAGCACCTGTATTGAACAGGTTTCTAACCTTTGCTGTTTTTGAAGTTCTAGCTCTTGCCATTTCTTCTTCTCCTTTGTTATTAAATAAAAAATTAAACATTATTGTTTAACCCTCTCTTTCTGTCAATTTTACAACCAGACACGGCGATTGCTTGTGCAATTCTATTAGTCATTAAGGTCTCCATCAGGATCAAATTGAATTGATGAATCATTAATGTCCTTTAATTCGTTTTTAACTTCGTTAGGTATAGGTCTATTAGTTCTAATTTCTTCATCTAATACTTTAGCATAATTAAGTTTTGCTGACACGGTACCTGCCTTGTTAGTGTTTAATATTACCATCTTATCTGCAAGTTTCTGAGCAGGATGTGGTAGTTTAAAATCTCTATAAATCATACCTCTCATTACATCAACTAATAATGCTAAGTCTTTTGTAAAAGCAGGTTCATTTGTTTTCATTGCTAAATCTACAAATGCTTTTAATAAATTCATACTAATATCATCTACTGCACCTTCAACAAATTTTTTAGTTTGTTGTTTTTGTATTTCTTTAGCAACCTTCTCACCCATTTTCCGTCTTTGTTCGCTAAGTTCTTTTGTTCTTTTGTTAACGATTCTATTCTGCGGAAATAGAATAATCTTGTCTTTATCGTCTGCCATTACTTTACTTGATCTCACCTTTGAAATTCACTTTCCCTTGTTTTTCAAAATATTCTACAAGTTGATTATAACCACCGATTAGTTCATCATCTATTTTAATTTGTGGCATTTGTCTAACATTTTTACCAATGTCTTCTAACATCTTACTAGGGTCTGACCCAAAGTCTTTTTCTAAACTCTTTTCTTTGTAGTCAAGGCCAAGGTTCTTCACCAAATTCTTGGCCTTGGTACAATATACACAATTATTTTTACTATAAATTGTTATCTGCATTTTCATTACCTATTAGGTTCTCGTAGGCAGCATTTGCCTTATCTTTAAGGTTATATGCGTCAACGGCCTCCTCAATAGTGTAGTTATACATTTTGTTAAACTCACCCATTGGAAGTCTTAAACCTATCCAAGCACGATAATAGCCATTCTTTGTTAAGGTTACATCTTGTTCAAAGATTTCATATCCTCTAACTTTAGTATCCTTAATAATGTTTACAAGAACAGACTCAACTTCACTAACAATAGTTTTAGTTTCTGTCTTACCTAATTCAGTAATAAACTGACTAGATTTCTTGTTCATTTCACCTTTAATAATATCAGCAAGTTCCGCTTTTGCAAGCATTTTTGCCTTCTCTATTGCAAGGTTTAAGTCTGGCGATACTGCTGTACCTACACCGTAGATACAAACTTTATCTTTGTCTTTGCCAAAGATTTTCTTATCACACGCCTTAGAATCGTTAATGTCTGCCATATACCATTGTGGTACTTTGTCAACAACATTACCTTTTTCTGATTTGATATTGTAAGTACCAGCACAATTGGTCAGCATTACTGACATTGCTAATACAGATAATATCTTCATTTGTTTCATCATCTTATTTTACACACTCCTTTTCATAGTATATACCAATTCTTGTAATTTGTCAAGCCCCATTTCAACATAGTTAAAAACATCAGTAATACCAATGTCGGTTTGAGTTACAACAATTGTAAAGAGTCCAATAATGATTAAGTTTTTAATCATTGTACCTCCCATTCACCGTCCTTGTTCATACACACTTTTCCGAACGACTTAAAAGCGTGTTTTGGCCGAGTATAATATCGGCAATATTCTGGAGTATTAATATCTCGGTAGTAGAATTGAGCAAATAGTTCCCAATAACTAGGACCATCAAACTTGTTTCTACCATCGGCACACTCCAAAATTTCTTCTTTGACAATAGTATCGCCTTTTTGTTTTATAACTATCTTAACATAGCAATACTGACCATCAACTTTTTTAGGTTCAATTGTTTTAATCTTATCGTAATAGACATTGTTATCTGCCTTTTCTAATTTTTCTAGTATAGTGGTTACTTTATCATAATTAATTTTATCAATATCACCTTCTACTGATACAACTTTAACATTCTCAAATGCCTTCTTATTTAAATCACAATCAACACAAGCATTAGCGTGATTACTAATTAATAATACTGACACAAGTATAATTAATATACACCACACCGTAGGCAAATTATCTAGTATCCATTTTTTCATTGTTTTTCAAACCACTTTCCGTCTGGTGTCTGACAAGCAGTACCAAACACAACTTTTCTATTCACGCCACCTATACCGATCAACGGCCATTGATTTGCTATATCAATAGTAGCGTCATAATCTTTACATTTTATAGGACCTTCTAGGTATGATCTAGTAATTTTAATCACGCCTGAATTACCTGTCTTTTGATTATACCAATTTGTATAACTTTGTGTACCTGGACCATTGTTTAAATGATCTACAAATACAGCATTGTGTACATCATAATCAGAATTGTACATAATCTCAGCGCCAGCAAATGCACCAGTTACAGCACAACCAGCAATTAAATATGGATCAGTTACACCCATTTCTACACAGGCACCTGTTGTAGTTACCGTACCTAATGTTGCACCAACTTCCGATCTGTTTATGTTGGCACAATTAGTTAGCGATAAACTAACTAGTAAAATCCATATTATTTTTTCTAATCTCATCACAAATTTCCTTACTATCTACACTCTTAACAATATAGTAATCTTCATTATTATCAATTACAAATCTATTAAAGTTTTGTGATTGCCAGAAAGTTTGTGCTCTGGCACTCACAGGTCTAAAATAATGTGTACCGTCATTCGGACTAGTACAAACAAAATCACCGTTATTCATTATCTTTACCTTTAAAGATTTTATTCCAAGGCCAAGTCTTCATAGTTTTTGACCAAGTTTCTTTTTGATACGCCTTTGTTTTCTCTACTTCACTTGTTAGAAAGTTACCTACTTTATTAGGCACTTCACTAATAGTTTGAGCAAACTCTTGTGGCGTTATTGTCTTCTTCTCGTCTGCTAATGATTCAGCATAATATTGAAAACTGAATATTAGAGCAAGTAATACTATTGCTAATAGTTTCTTCACACTTTCCTCCCCATAGTTTTGAAGTCGGCAGCGTCAACAACTTGATAATTACCTTTGTTGTAAGCGATACCGATAGTTTTGCCTTCAGGCATTTTTACTTTGGGTAAAGTTCTCTTTACACAAGCGCCTGGGATCCTATCACTTGTTGGTATAGAATTTCTTGTTAGACCATTTATATCTAACTGCAAATTAGGTAGATCAAAACCTTTTAAAGTTTTAGTAAATGATGGTCTAGTAATAGACTTATATGTTTCTTTGATTTTTTTAGTCATTAACTGATTGTGGTATTGATGGTGCTCTTACTTCAGCAAATGATTTACCGAATACCTTTTGATAAAAGGTCTCTCTAGGATTAGTTGTTAAATAACTATTCAATAGATTATCAAAATTAATATCTAATTCTGAATAGTATTCTGGATGTTCTTTTTTGAGAGCAATGTGTTCTCTCATAAATTGTATTCTATTCTTGTAAACATCATTCTCTTTTTCTTCTAGCGTATCTAGTTTTGAGAGAGCAATGTCTTTGTTTTTTGCAACTTCAAACTCTTTGAATAAGTTGGTTTTATCGTATTTAAATGACATATATTATATTTCTCCTATATTATTGTTTAATATTAACATAATTCGTTGCTTTTGTCAAGCCTAGAAAAATCTAGTAAAATCAACGATTTTCGCATAATTAATCGTCCGAGGATGACCGAGGATTGACGATTCAGGTCGTCCATAGTACTTACTATACACATTATTTTCTACCTAGAGTTGTATTAATAAAGTTCTTAATTGACCTCATTATTGACCCTAATACTAGGCACACATAAGCATATACTTCTACTGAATATACCATTGCCGAAGCAAATAGTATAACTAAAAACATCAATAAAAATAATTCAAATGGCATTATTTACCTCTTTGTGATTCTGCCTGTAAGTTTAAAGATACATCAACATCTGACTCTTCTTTTGTGCCATACATTGACTCTACTGCAATAGCATTGCCGTCTTTATCTCTAACAATATTAGCATTCTTATCTTCTTCTTCAGGTGTCATTACTAATTTAATTTTAGTTAATTGATGAGGTTCGTTTTCATCTGCCCAAGTATCAATGTGTATATCTTCGTTTTCAATCGCTTCTTCTAAAGATTGATTGTAAGAATCAGTATCATATTTTACCTTACCGATATACTTTGTTGTATCTGAATCAGCATAGTTAGCGTCAACTATATAAGTTTCAACACCATCACTTGTTTGTGCTAAATCTTTTATTATCTTACTATGATCTAGGCCACCGTGATCTAAAAACTTTTGATCTGCCTCGTCTTTATCTTTTGCTAATACATCTTGTTCAACAACAAGTGTATAATATTTTTTTGATCTATATAGGTTTTTACCTACATCATCTTTAAATGTATAAACATCTGTTTCTACTTTTGCCATTATTGTGTCCTCCCTTTTGGTTCACCGTTCACACCCCATTGGTTGTGGGATGGATCTGTTTGTTGTTTAATTAATTCTTCATCTTCACTACTCATTAATAATATTACATAGTGGACTGCCTTTAATAAATCTTTTCTATTCTTACCGTTTTTCTTACCGTATCTAGCAAGATATTTAATTGCATTTGCCTGGCAGAAATCTTTATCAATACCTAAATGTCTTAACATATCTTGTACTTGGAAACCATCTTCGGTTGTACTATAATGTTCAGTATAGGTTGATTCAATATACTTTTTTATTTCATCTAATATTTGATCTTCTTTGTATTTCATTAATGTACCTCTTTATTATTATAATGTAAAACTTTTGATTTAGTAAGTTCAGGATTAAAATCTTTTCTCAAAGATTGTCTATCCCAATTCTGACCGTAATCGGTCCACATTCTTTTTTTGTCTTTCTCACTATCGCAAGTATCACCAAATACATCATAGTAAGAAGTATAATATTCTTTTTCTGTTTTAAATTCTATATTAGAAACATTAGTAAAATTAGTAGCACTATCTTTGTAGTTCCAATCACAATGTTTCAACATCTTCATTTTCATTTTTTCATTATCAAATTTTGATCTGTACTTATTAGGTACATTTCTGTAAATAGTTTCATAAGCAGCAAAAGTTTCACTTTCACATTCAGGATCAATGTACTCTCTTAAATAGACCACATTGAAAGTACCACCATTAACTTTATCATTCATAGGTTTACCTTCAAAGTAAATATCGTCAAATTTTTTTTGGTCTAATTTATAGTTCATTACTGCGATCTCCCTTCAGCATTTGCCTTTTTCCAATAGTCTTCTTTTGCATAAAAAAGACCGTCTTCAATATTATGTTCATCAATAACCATTTCGTAATTGTCAACTTTTTTGATTTTGTCAACTGCAACATCTAAAGTAATATTACATTTAGCATAGTCATCTGATATATTATTGACTTGTGTTTCTGCATTTGAATAGATATAGTCTTTGTATTTACCCATAGTGATTTACCTCTTTGTTAGTGTTAGTATTGTTTTTCATATACTCTTATATTATAGGAGATTGACCCTAAAGTCAAGCACTAAAAACCCTTATTTTATGCGACTTTTTTGATGTATTTAGGAGAACAAAAGGAGAACACCCTTTATTTCCAATGGTTTTTCACCCATTCTATCGTTTTAGGATCGTATGATTCGTGTGGATGTGGATTAGCCAGTTGGTTAGGATCAGGTTTACCGTGAAATACTGCGACTTTACAACCTTCTTTATACTGAAATGTCCATTTACTGCGACTAAATCTAGCGTCTTCTCTATCATACCATTTTGCTGAAAATGTCCACTCGTCTGGATATGTGTCGTATAGATCAGGTGTTTGTTTTATCAATTCAGATATTACATTTTGGTCACCTTGCATTTTCTTATATCTTTGTTTCTCTTTTAAATAAGGTTCCCATATTTTAGGTGTCATAACATCATTATTAAATCTCATAATACTAGAATTAAATCCTTTTGTAGATACATTGAAATCTCTAATTAACATAACTTGTTTTTCTTTTTTATATGTAAAAAAACAATCTATATTTTCTGTAATTACTACATCTAAATCAAAGTATAGATTATTGCCTGTTAGATTTGCTTCTTTACTAAACAAAGTTAGTTTATTCCACCAACCAGTATAGTCGTGGAATGGTAATTTTCTTACTTCTATATTATCACCTTTTACTAGTTTTTGCATTTTAGTGTGATCTGTATAGATAATAAAATTATGAGGTATGGTTAAATGTCTTTGTGTCATATTATATAACACTTGTACATACTCCCATTTATATTTTTGTCCCCAATATAAACAAACAATATTATTCTTCATTTTGATACTTTAATGTTTCGTATGCTGTACCATTTGCCATTTCATCTAAAGTAAATTGATTTTCTGCAACAAACTTTAACCAATCTTCAATAGTTTTACCACCTGGTTTTAGTGGTTTCTCTATCTTACTAATATCTCTACTAGTTACAGGACCCATTACACTATTTGCTTCTGCGAATACTGGTACATAATTAAATATAGCGTCAAAAGCGGATAAACTATAATTAGTTACTAATGCGTGGCAACCTTTTAGATCATCTTTTATATCTGTATTCCACCATTGATTGCCAGGTCTAGGTTTATTTCTAAATCTAATCTCTCTATCTGTATGTTTTTTAATCTCTCGTTTTGCTACTTCTACCCATTCGTCTTGTGTTATACCATTCATTTGAAAAGTAACCGTAGGTGATGATGGACATAATAAAATATGTTTACCTCTATCATCAGCACGCCAACCTTTAAAATCTGCGTTTATACCTAATCGTCTTAATTTTTCTAATCTAGCAGGAGTATTTACTTTACCTCTATTTGTATGAAAACTACCTTTACATATTCTAAAATAAGTTCTTTTTTCATCTAGTATTTTAGGTTCAGGATATCTTGTAATCTGACTTGATATATAACCTGTATCTACAAAGTAATATTCTTCATTCTTTTCCATACACTCTCTAATACCAGCAATATTATTACCTGCTAGACCCCAAAAAAAGTGTACAGGACGACCTTCATCTGGCCAACCTTTTTCTATCGCTGGCCATATCTTATGTGATAAACATTTATTCCATTTAAGTTTGTGTGTTATAATCATATTGGTGCATAAAGTAATTCTGATTTAACAGATAATACTTGTTTATAATTAATTCGTTTAAATAGTTCTTTTATAGCATTCATTGTAATATTTTGTTTTACCATAACTTTTTTCTTTGCTTCTATGTGTATAAAAGGTTTACATTTTTCAATTAATTTTTTTGCACCTTCC